GTTGAAATTCATACTCGACCAGTGTTTTGCTGAATCTGCATTCAATCTCACCATCCCCTAATCGAGGATAACGTGATCGAAGCCAACGCTCAATAAAAGATAGAGCGCGGCCAAACCTGCAACAAATACTACGCAGGTCAGGATTTTCGCGAGCACTGATAAAGAGTCCATTATAAACGTTGACGACTGACGTTGGGTCATTTAAGTCCAAATCCTTAATTTTAAAGGGCGTAACATTTATCCCTTCAAAATAATCACCGCCGCAGGATTCCCGGAAGGGACCTTCGGTAAATGATTTTTCAGAGTTTGGAATGTGCCCAAATATCAGCAGTGCCTGTTTTACAACATGTGCGTATTCCTTAGGGAACAGGAGGTCATCGCCGTAAACCGCGATTTCTCTCCACGCAATAGCATCATTTCGAGTGCTATCAATTGCTACTTTTGCAATTGCTGCGAAAAACAGGGTCTCCAGTTCAAAGGTAAAACCGTTGCCCATAGTTGAAAACTTGTGGAACGGCTGCCAGGACTTTTTAATCGGGTCAAAATATTCTTTCGACCGACAATCATCCAACAACCGAAACCAACCAGGGGACAAAGATTGAAGAACTGGTATAGAGGCGTTTAAATCAGAAGCTGACGACATATCGATAGTGGCATAACTGTCACATAAAGATCCTAGTCTAGCTAATGAACGATTTCGTTCCTGATTTAAAAGGTCGATACCGAGGCAGGCTTTCAGCCGATGCTTTAGGTATAAACCAATAAGCTTCTGAATCAGCATATTCATGCTAGGTTCATAGCAAATCGTCCGAGCTTCCCCAACACGTTTTACTACGAAGGTTAAACAGCTACCACGCACCACGTGCGTAGCAGCAGATTGAGGTATACCCTCAAACACTGACCTAATCCAACTGACAAGATAACGACAGTCGGAAGTCACTGACCCAAGCAGTAATTTTTCTGAAATTGATGACAATTTTTCGCCATCACGACCGAATGAAATCCCTGGGCCATAAGCGGC